AATTATATTACAAGAAATGAAAAATATTAAAAGCTAATTCCTCACAGTCTTGGTCGGACTGTGGTAAAAATAAAATAAAATGTCTAGTTATAGAATAAAAGGATTAGAAGGAGATTTAAGAATAGAAGATGATGAAGGTAAAATCTATTCAAAAGAAATTAAAACAAGAGAAAAAGCAAGTAGTTTATTAGTTCAGAGAATGATAAGAGATAAAGCTAGGAAAGGTCGAAAATTAAAAGTAATTAAAAAAGAATTACGAAATGAGTAAAATTTTAAAGATAATAACTACTATAGTAGCAGTTGGAATTGGATTTAGTATAGGACATTTTGCAGTAAAAGGAGTTGTAAGAGAAGTTTCATCAAGANATAATTTTAAGAGTGAAGTTATAAAAGGGTGTATGGAAGAAGATGCTAATTATACTTATTGTAATTGTGCTTATGAATATCTAGCTAAATATTATTCTAAATCAGAAATGATGGATATGGCTATTGAGTTCAATAATACAGGAGAAATACCAACTCCAATGATGGAATCAGCAAAAGAATGTATCGAATTTTATTAATAAATATATTATTATTAGATAAGTAAAAACATTAATTATATTACAAGAAATGAAAAATATTAAATGAAAAGAACACGATTAAAAACAAAAGGTACATCTCAGACCATGATGAAAGACCAGATACAAGCGATACTTCGTCAGATCGTAATAGCTCGTGATGGAGGATGTATATTCCGACACTACAAAAATGAAATAAATCATCAGTACAAAGAATGTGGTGGATGGCGAAAAGATGGTGGACTTATACTTCAAGCTGAGCATTTACATACTAGGGCTAATGCTTCTAGTTTCTCAGATACGAGATTAGTTATCTGCATCTGCAAAAGACATCACATTTATTACAAGCCACAACATAGCGATGAATACTATAGGATCGTGAAAAAGCACATAGGACCAGAGAGAACGAAACTCCTTGAGGTCATACAAGAAGATAGATCAGCTCATAAGGTAGATATAGCACTAGCACTCGTAGCTCTGAAACAAGAGCTAAAGCAGTATGAAAAAGTAGAGGGGGACATAGAATATGAACAAGTTTAGTTAGCCACATTGACTATAACAACAGGTAGGTATATAATAAAGATATGAAAAAGAAACTAAAAAACAATAAGCCACCAAAACTCTCAGAATGGATAACATATTCTCAACCATTTACAGCTACAGTAATTGATGAAAATGGATTACATAAACATAAATTAAAAATATCTAGTCCAGAGTTCTATCAGCATCAGCTAAATAAATTCAAAGTCGGAACAAAAGTAACATTAGTAATTCATACAGAAAAATCAAAAAGATCAGATCAACAGAATAGATATTACTGGGGAGTGTATCTTCCATTGATAGCAAAAGAAACAGGAAGCCATGATTTAGATGCGTTACATGAATTATTTAAGAGTTTGTTTCTTACGAAAAACATAAAAGAAGTTCTTGGCCGAAAGGTTAGGATCACGAAGAGTACTACAGAACTAGGGGTCGGTGAGTTCTGTGAATTTATTATGAACATAGAGTCAGAAACTGGAGTTGAAGCACCACCAACAGAAAATTGGGACTTGGCTCCACTTCGAGAATAAAATGAAAACAATGAAAACAATAAAAACAATGAGTATAATTGGATTGATATTATTTGGACTATCATTATTTTGTTTAGTTGCATTTAATAATTACTACGATTACGAATCAGCTATTGGATGGGGTATTTTATCAATGCTTTATGCTATACCACTAGCAATAGTATGTTTGATTAAAAGTAATAAACAATAGTTATCCACACCTTGTATATTTACAACAGGTTGCTATAATATGACTATGACTAAAAGAAAACTAACAGCAAAAGAAAAAGAGGCCTACTCAATAGTTGGCCGTCTTGGTGGAAAAGCTACAGCAAAAAAACTTGGTAAAAAAGGAATGAGTGCTTTAGGTAAAAAAGGTGCTAAAGCTAGGTGGAAATTAAAAACTAAGAAAAAATAAAATGAAAAAAGAAACAAAAGAAACAATAAAAGTAGAAGATTTCAAAAAAAGAGCTAATGACTTATCTAAAGAACTAACAGGAATACTTACTAAATATCAAATTGAATTAGTTTCACAACCAGTAATAAAACAAGATGGAACAGTTGGTGCTCACTTAATGTTCGCAGATGTTAGTAAAAAATTAGAAGATAAAAAAGAAGAGGACACTCCTCTTTCAGAGTAATGTTTATTTTAGGAATTATAACTGGAATACTGATAACGATTCTCATAGTTTTAGTTCTGACTTATTTCAGAGCAGGAATAGAAAAGAGAATAAGAATAATTGAGGAAAGAATAAGTAAAGCTGGACCATCTCCAAAAGGATTTATATTTGAAACTCCTGATGAAAATGATGAAATCCGAGAAGAGTATCTTAAAAAAAACAAAGGTCGTGATATACCACTAAAAGAATTAATGTAAATATGAAAATAATTCCAAGAGGTAAATATATTTTAGTAAAACCAGAGAAAAACGAAGCCAAAGAAAATGAATTTGGTCTAGCAATGCCATCAAACCAAGAGATAGAAGAAAAAGCGATAGGTATTGTGATAGAGGTCGGAGATATAAAAGACATAAAGAAAAATGATAAAGTTGTATACGGAATGTATGCAGGAGAGATTATTGAAACTATAGAAAAAGGTAAAAAGGTCGAGTATAAACTTTTACACAGCGATGATATTATCGCCTTTGTAAAATGAAATCCTCACCAGTAAAATACGGAACTAGATTTGGATGTAGATTTGGACAACCACACGATTTATTGACATTAAAAGATAGTAAAACATTCAAAGTAGAAAAGTGTAAGATATGTGGAATTAGGAAGAAATACAATAAAGGATATAAGTCAAGAATAGATAACATAGAATACCTTAAAGACCATATAAGAAATTATGCTCAACCAAATGGATCAACCAAAAGAGTATATAATAAAATTTATCAACCTAGTAAATGTAAAATAGTTATATGAAAATAAAGATAGAACAAAAGAATACATTTGAAATCGTAAAAAATACAATAAATAAAGCAGTAGATTTCATAAAGCCAACATTTGGGCCAAGTTCTAATAAAGTCATAATTTCAAAGCAATTATATAAAATGACTGTAGATGATGGAGTCCAAATAGCAAGAGATTTAGAGTTCGAAGATCCAATGGAAAATGCAGTATGGCAAGAAGCTAAACATACAGCAATAAGAACAAATGATAGAGTTGGAGATGGAACAACTGGAGCTCTTATTATGCTTCAAGCAATAATCAATGAAGCTGGAAAATCTATAAAAATGGATGGAAGAAAGATAGAAAAAGAACTTAAAAAAGGAGCTGAAGAAGCTAAAAAGCAATTAATGAGAAATGCTCATAAAATAGATAGTAAAGAAGAACTTGAAAAAGTGGCTCGTATTTCATTCGATGACGAATATATCTCAAAGATCATAGCTGACTCATGGTTCAAGCTAGGAAAAGATGGAGTGCTAACAGTAGATCGTTCAGGGACAATGGAAACATTTGCAGATATTACTAAGGGAATCAAAATAGACAGAGGATATATGAGTCCATACATGATAACAAATGACAGAATGGAAGGACTGATAGAGAAACCATACATACTCTTGACAGATTATCGTTTGACAGAAACAAACGACATACTTCCGATAATGAACGAACTAGTTAAGAAGAACATAAACATGCTAGTAGTTATTGCAGAAAATATTGAGCAACAAGCACTAGCAACGATCATAGTGAACAAATTACAAAACAAATTCGCTATCGTAGCAGTGAATGCTCCATACAGTGGACAAGACAGAACACTATTCCTTGAAGACTTAGCAATAATGACTGGAGCAAAGTTATTTTCTGAAGCCAAAGGAGATAAATTAGAACTAGCAACTATCGATGACTTAGGAAGAGCTGACAGATTTCTCGCAAGAAAAGACACTTCAGTAGTAGTTGGTCCAAGAGGAAAGAAAAAAGATATCGAGAATGCTGTAGCTGAACTTAATACAGTAATAAATACAATAACTGATATTAATGAAAAGAAAAAACTTCAAACAAGATTAGCAAGACTAGCTGGTAAGATTGGAGTAATAAAAGTTGGAGCATCTACAGAAAACGAAGAAAAAGCTCTAAAATACAAAGTAGATGATGCTGTTCACGCTGTCCTTTCAGCTTATAAAGGAGGAGTAGTATCAGGTGGAGGAATAGCATTAGCTAATATAAAGACAAGTTCAGAGATTTTAAATACTGCACTTCAAGCACCATTTAGACAATTAAAAGATAATGTAGGACTTGAAATACATAGGACACTAGGAAAAGACGAAGCAATAAATGTTGTAACAGGAAGAATAGGTAAGTTTACAGAAGTAGGTGTGATGGACCCAGTAGAAGTATTAATCGCAGGTATAGAAAGTGCTGTGTCAATAGCTTCATTATTATTAACAAGCTCAGGAATGTTGGTAGAAATACCAGAACCTGAAAAATAAATTATGAACGAAGAACAAAAATATTTAGAATCAATTATCAGTCCATTATTAGAACATCCTGATGATTTAAAAGTAGAAAATACAATAGACGAAAGAGGGATATTACTTCAATTATCAGTCAATAAAATTGATATGGGAAGAATAATAGGAAAAGCTGGAGTAACAGCAAATGCAATTAGAATTCTAATGAAACAATATGGGGTATTAAAAGAAAAACACATATCAGTTAAAATAAACTAGTAAGATAAATAATATGAGGGCCATTAATATAAAAACACAATATAGACCAAAATTTGATCATATCTATTATTTATTAAAAGAAGGTAAACTTGTAGAATATCGTAAAGAAAAAGATAAAATAATAAAAGAATGGAAAGAAATTAGATATCGTGTGTGTTTAGAATGTGGTAAACAAAAGTTACGATCAATGTTTGATGGACAATCAAAAAGATGTAAACAATGTAAAATAAATATAAAAAGAAATACTAAAAAAATAAATAGAGAAAGACACAAAGATTATATAAGAACAGGTCAAGGTTTAGAAAATTGGTGTGCTAAACAAGTTGTTTATAACTTAAAAAAAATGGGTATATTAAAACCAACTAAATGTCAAATATGTGGTGCATATAAAGTAGAAGCTCATCATATAAATTATAATAAACCATGGGAAGTTGTTTGGTTGTGTCGCAAATGTCATTTAGAATGGCATAAAAATAATAAATGTATATATGTCAAAAAATAAAAAAAATAATGCAGGTAGAAAAACTGTAATGAATGATGATGTAGTAGATAAATTAGAAGATGCATTTATGATGGCATTTTCTGATGAAGAATCTTGTCTTTATGCAGGTATTTCTGTTGATGCACTATATGATTATCAACTTAAAAATCCGGAATTTACCAAGAGAAAAAAGACATTACGATTACATCCTAATATGGCAGCTAAAAAGGAACTTGTAGTTGGAATAAAAGGTAATATAGCTCAGGCCAGATGGTGGGCTCAAAATAAAATGAATGATGAATTTGGAGAAAGAACTACAATCAAGCATGATATGAGTGAAGGAGGAAAAGAAATGACAGAGGGTGTGACCAAAGCTATCACTGCATTTAATGAAACAATGAGGACAATATTAACAAAAAAAAAATCAAATGAAAATAAAAAACAGTAAACCTCCAATATGGGATAAAGCAAATAAAGTATTCAAAATTAATCCAAATACAGTATTATTTGCTTATGGAGATACAATTTATAATCCCAGTGGTGCTCACATAACAGATGACTTATTAATCCATGAACAAGTTCATGCAAAACAACAGAAATACAATGATAAAGATGCAGAGATATGGTGGAATAAATATCTAGTAGATCCAGAGTTTAGATTAAGTCAAGAGATAGAGGCATATGCAGAACAGTATAAGTTTATGTGCATAAAAATACAAAATAAACAACAAAAATTCGAAATATTAAAGAGAATGGCTGAGATACTATCAGGACCATTATATGGCGAATGTATCAATTTTAATCAAGCATTATTAAAAATAAAAGAAAAATCAAATGTGTAAACATCAATTCATAAAAATAATAGAAATAGATCAAGGATATGGAGGAAGTAGAATAAGTGGTGCTATTGTTGTATGTGCTGAATGTGGAGAAGTTAGAAAAATATGGGAGGATGGTGTCATTGAAATAATAAAAGAAAAAAAACATGACACAAGTAGCGACAATTAAAGATATACAACAATTTCCGGGTGGAATAATCGCTTGGATAGTAGATAACCAAATCAAGAATGAAAAGGGCGATCTAATAGAGTTTTATGACCATCCATATCAATACGACATATATCTAGACCAATCTGATAACCTTGTAGTAATAAAGGCAGCACAAGTTGGTCTTTCGACATTAGAAGTTCTTAAAAACCACTATGACGCAAAGAATAGTAAAATGGACATCATATATACACTTCCAACAGATGCAGACGTTCAAGTATTCGTTGGAGGTAAGGTAAATCGTATCATAGCAAATAATCCCTGCATGTTAGCAGATGTAAAAGACAAAGATAACATCGAAAACAAGGCAGTAGGAAAATCAATGATATACTTCAGAGGAACATGGACTAAAAAAGCAGCAATCATGATCACAGCTGACAGATTAGTACACGATGAAAAAGACTCATCAAAGCAAGATGTCGTAGCAGACTATCAAGCACGTCTACAACACTCAAAAAGAAAACAAACTCATACATTCTCGCATCCTAGTGTACCTAATAGTGGAGTAGATGTTGAATGGAATCTATCAGATCAGAAAGAATGGTTCATAAAATGTCCTCATTGTGGGAAAGAGCAATTCTTGTCATGGAATATAGAGGACTCAAGAAAGATGAGTGTTGATTTAGAAAAAGGAGAGTTCGTATGCAAGGTATGTAAAGGAATACTATCTGATGATGACAGAAGAAATGGAAGATGGGTAAAAAAGATACTAAAACCAATTAAATGGTCTGGTTATCATGTTTCACTTCTTATGTCTACAAGACATAAAGCAAAAGATATTATCGAAAAATACAATGAAGTAATGGATGGAAAACAAACGATGGACTATTTCTACAATAAGGTACTAGGATTACCTTATGCAGGAGGAGGAAATAGTGTTCCACGTGAAACTATACTAGGGAACGTAACTCAAGAAAAGAACTTATATGAAGGCAGAATAGTCATAGGAGTAGATACTGGAATC